AAAGCCAATTACTAAATTGCTAAAAAAGGACGTTGATCTTGATATAGATACCGATCTCTATGACCTAGTGATCTTGGTAGGCGCTGAAGCGGCTAAAGAATACGCTAAAGTTACTAGCGTAACAAATTATGCTGGTCAATTGGTTAATGACAAGTTCATACCTATTAGCAATCCCGCAATGTTAGCGTTCAAACCAGAGGGAAAACCTGATTTTGAGCGTGCTGTAGACAAAATACACAAATATATTAGTGGTGAAGCTAAGCCAGCTAAAACTGGCGATTTTTGTGGCATTGACCGAACACAGGATGCTATCAACTTTTTTCAAGAAGTGCTTGATAACGCACAAGGTGTGGTTGCCATAGATACAGAAACCACAGGCTTATATCCACGCGATGGCTACGTGCTAGGTATTAGTATAAGTTATAAGTCAAATCATGGCAGATACGTTAGTTGCGACTGTATTGATCAGGATGCTTTTAGGCTACTGCAAGAAATTTGCAGCCGCTTTACTATAGTCTTTCATAATATGAAATTTGACTATAAAATGCTCAAATATCACCTAGACTTAGACTTTGACCGTACACGAGTACATGACACTATGGTTATGCACTATGTTCTAGACGAAACTGACGGGCATGGCCTAAAGGATTTGGCACTAAAATACACTGATTATGGTGATTATGACGCTAAACTGGATGAATTTAAGCGGGAATACTGCAAGGCAAATGGTGTACTCAACGAAAACTTTACCTATGATCTAATTCCATTTGATATTATCAGTGAATATGCTTCAATAGACACAGCCGTTACACTAGAACTATTTAACAAGTTCTGGCCTATAGTGCAAAAGAATGATAAACTGCATAAAGTATATACAGAAATATTGATTCCAGGCACACTATTCTTAATGGACATGGAAGAAGTAGGCATACCTATTAGTCGTGAGCGTATGCAGTTGGCTGACAAGTACTTGTCTACAAAAATTGAAGAAGCTAAACAGCATATTTATACTTTTGACGAAGTAAAGAAATTTGAGATAGCTAACTGCAAGATATTTAACCCAAATAGTGTTATGCAGCTACGCAGTATACTATTTGACTATGTTGGCTTAACACCTACAGGCAAGAAAACTGGCACAGGCGCTATAAGTACCGATGCTGAAGTCCTAGAGCAATTGAGCGAAGAACATGAGCTTCCTAAAGCGATCCTACAAGTACGTAAACTATCCAAAATCCAAAACACATATATACACAAAATACTTCCTGAGCTTGATAGGGATGATAGGATTCGTACTAATTTTAATCTTATCTTTACCACTAGTGGTCGTCTTTCTAGCAGTGGGAAGTTTAATGCACAACAAATCCCACGAGACGACCCTATTATCAAAGGTTGTATCAAAGCTCCGCAGGGCTATAAAATCGTTTCGCAAGACTTAAGAACTGCTGAAATGTATTATGCTGCTGTACTCAGTGGAGATAAAAATCTACAAAAAGTATTTACTGATGGCGGCGACTTTCACAGCAGTATTGCTAAAATGGTGTTTGATCTTGAGTGTCCAGTAGATCAGGTAAAGAAACTGTATCCAGATATGCGTCAAAGTGCTAAGGCTATCAGCTTTGGTATTCTATACGGGTCAGGAGCTGATAAAGTTAGCGTAACGGTTAGCAAAGCTACTGGTCAATACTATCCTGTAGAACGTGCTCGTGATGATATTAAGCAGTATTTTACGACTTTTAAGAAACTAAAACAGTGGTTAGATACACGCAAAACATTTATTGAACAAAATGGATATACTTACTCGTTTTTTGGCCGAAAAAGACGGCTTCCTAATGTATTCAGCAGTGACAAAGGAATCGCAGCCCACGAAGTACGAAGTGGTATTAATTCAGAAATCCAATCGCTGGCAAGTGACGTTAACTTACTTGGAGCTATTGGAACTGCTAGAGAAGTTAGAGAGCGTGGACTTGACGCAAGAATCTTCATGCTTGTCCATGACTCAATCGTGGCACTTGTTAAGACCGAGCAGGTAGAACAGTATTGTGACATACTGCGTAAAAATACACAGCATGAGTGGGGTTGCAATATTAGTGGCTGCGCTATTGGTGTAGACCAAGATATTGGAGATGACTACAGCTTTGGACACTTTGAGGAAACCTACAAACTGGACGGCGATCAACTGGCCCGTATTTAGACTTGGTGAGAGACAGCCCATAGTAGCCGGTGGGCTAGTCTTTTATCGCACAGAGTATACAAATCCAGATGATAATACTTACAGCGATAATTATCAAATAGTAGATGATAAAAATATTAATAAACCTACCCTAGGTTTACGTAGATTGGTTATAAAAGATAAACTTTTTAGAATTAGTAGTGCTATATATTTTATTGGTGATGTTATTAAACTGGCAAAAGCAACAACTTGGTTTATTGATAGCCATGGACAGGTATTTCAGCACAAAAAATCTACGCGCGCCAAGCTGGCTACACATAGGCTAAAACAAGTTTTACCTGCTAGTGGGCTTGGGTGTATTTTAGAGGTTGAGGGTCTAGTAGAACGCTTTAAAAGTCTACAAGTTCCTAAACCAGAAGAGCAATATTGTGGAATACTTAGCTATGGTCACAGCAATTTATTGTATGGATATTACAGTGAACCTATAAAAACAACTTGGAGAATGGTGTAATGGCAAAAGCTATTATATCTAATAGAATATACATAGATAATCCTGGCCTACTACATACTAAACACGTAATAAATCAGCTTACCTACAAAATACATAAGAACACAGGGTCAAAAAAGTTTACTAGTGTAGAAACTATTAGAAATTACAGGTCACTTACTAGTGGAATTATTAGTATGCCACAGGGTAGAGTAGACCTTATACCTGAAGGATATGAAATAGTAGATAAACGGGTGTTAGTACCAGTGCCGTTTCCAACACCTAAATATGCACTACGTGAAGATCAATTAGCAGTATACGATCAGGTAGAAGATACTTGTTTTATTAATGCCTTAGTAGGCTGGGGTAAGACCTTTACAGCACTACATATTGCTAGAAAATTTGGTCAAAAAACACTAGTAGTAACACATACTACTTCACTACGCGATCAGTGGCGTGATGAGATTGAAGCACTATTTGGTATGCAGTGTGGTATTATCGGCAGTGGTCAGTTTGACATAGAAGATCATGCTATTGTAGTTGGAAATGTGCAGAGTATAGTAAAACACTTAGACAAATTACAAAAAGAGTTTGGTACAGTAATACTAGATGAAGCGCATCACTGTCCAGCTACTACATTTAGCGAAACAGTAGACACTTTTCATGCTAGATATAGGATTGCACTTAGTGGTACTATGACACGTAAAGATGGTAAGCATGTAATGTTTCAAGATTACTTTGGCAATATTGTTTACAGACCGCCACAAAGTAATACTATTAATCCTATAGTACATATAGTTAAAAGTAACATAGTATTAAAACCAAATGTACCCTGGGTAGAAAAGATAAATGAGCTAACGCAGGATGACGACTATAGACGTTATATTAGTGCATTAGCTACTTATCATATAAATAACGGTCACAGTGTACTTGTAATTGCAGATAGAGTAGAATTCTTAGAAAAGGTCAAAGAATATGTTGGAGAAACGTGTTTGTTGGTTACTGGCGACACCAGCTATGAAGAAAGGCAATATGCAAAAGAACAATTACTCAGCAAAGCAAAAATGTGCGTTGCTGGTAGCAGGCAAATCTTCAGCGAAGGTATCTCCATCAACATACTCAGTTGCGTCATCCTAGCAGTACCTATGAGTAATGATAGTCTACTAGAACAAATTGTTGGGCGAATAATGAGACCACATCCAGGTAAACTAGATCCTATAGTAGTAGATATTCAATTTAGCGGTTGGGCTGATCGCAAGCAGAACACAGATAGATTAGGCCTTTATATGAAGAAAGGTTGGGAAACCAAACTGGTTTAAAAAATTTAACTTGTTATAGCTAGCTGTTTGTGCTATAATATTATATTGAGTAGAAATATGGTCTTACGATTTAACCTTGAAAAATTGCAGCAAAAATCAAAACAACACTGGGACTTGTTAGATATACTACGAGACTATCGCAGCGGTCGTTGGGTTAAACTCAATAACGCTAAAATAACTAGTGAGATGTTTAGTGGACCTAGTTTCTTACTCAAACCGGATCAGTTACTAGATGATACTAGAACTGATAGATTATTTATAATTCAATATGTAAAACTAGCGGGTCGTAGAAATTGGCAATTTTACCAAGACCTAGGTTATAAATTTTTAGATTTAACCTACTATCCAGATATAGAAATCAGCACATTAAAATATAATCCGCTACTAGAAATAAAAAACAAACGAATACACTTCAAATACGAGGAATAAATATGGCACTTAGCTTTAAACAAACAAAAGGCAAAGCTGTAACAAATAAAGTAGAAACTTACGAATACAAAGATGGCGAAAATACAGTTAGGTTAATTGGCGGAGTTTTGCCACGTTATATTTACTGGATTAAGGGCACTAATAACAAGGATATTCCTATTGAGTGCTTGGCATTTAGCCGTGAAAAAGAGAAGTTTGACAACATGGAAAAAGATCATGTGCCTGACTTCTATCCTGAACTTAAATGCAGCTGGAGCTATTCGATCAATTGTATCGATCCTAAAGATGGTAAAGTTAAGGCGCTCAACCTTAAAAAGAAGTTATTTGAGCAAATCCTAACAGCAGCCGAAGATTTAGGTGATCCTACAGATTATGATACCGGTTGGGACGTTGTATTTAAGCGTACTAAAACTGGGCCACTAGCATTTAATGTTGAATATACGCTTCAAGTATTACGTTGCAAGCCTCGCGCACTTACAGCAGCAGAACAAGCAGCAGCAGATGCCGCTGTTTCAATTGATGAAAAATTCCCAAGACCCAAAGCTGAAGAAGTCTTAGCACTACTAGAAAAAGTAAATAGTGGCGGTGAAGATGAAGGTACAGAAAGCGAACAAGAAGCTGTTAAAGAACTAGGATAATGCAAAAG